TTCATTTACAAATTTACCAAAGAATTTTTTTATCAATTGTGGATTTACATTTGATACTTTAATCGCATGAACTATATCTTTTGATTTTGATACAAATAATGTATAAATTATAGGTGCAGTTGTTTCAGAATAATTTCCTTTATGCCCATCTACATATTCATATTCTTTGATAATATAAAAGTTACCCCTAACCATTTGATTAGGAGTAACTTTATTTGATTCATCAATAAATCTTCTATATAGTGGATTGAAATTACTCACCTTTATTTAGCATCTTTAATTTAGGTAATTGCAATTGTTGAAACTTAGGTTGTACTTTAGTATAAATACCATAATTTCCTAAAATAACATCAAATAATTGAGTCATCTTTCCTAAACTAAAATTCTGTTTATTTTGTTTTCCCAACTTAGATGATTCAATTTTATATTTATCGTAATTTTTATAAACATCTTTAATTGCCGATAATGCTTTTGAAATATTTACATTAAACCACTTTGCTTCTTTTAATAAAAATTGGTCTGCTGCAGATTCATGTACTTCTTTTAATTCACCTTCTAATAAAACTGCTCCACTCTTTAAAAAATCCAAATGTCCACTCCACCCACTTGCAATAATTGGTTTACCTGTTAAACTGAATTCTAACAAAGGTCTACCGAATCCCTCACCCTTTGTAAAGTTTAACATTGCTTTTATTTTTTTATGATTATATAACCCATCCATTTCGGATTCAGTTAAATCACCATGTAGTAAATACACAGGAACCTGTCCATAATCTTTACCCAATACTTCTCTAATTCTTTTAATAGTTGTTTCTCTATCTAATACACTAAATCCTGCTGAACTGGTTTTAAGAACTAATGCTGGTTTTTTCTTTTCGTTTTTAAATGCCATTGCAAATGTCTTAATCATCATCCCCACATTCTTTCTATCCTCTCCCAAATCGCCTCTTAACCAATGCCCTACAAATAAGAATGCAAAATCTTCTTTGATTGAATCCAATTCCGTCACATTGGTAATTGTATCATTACCAAAATTTTCATTAAAACCTTCAAAAAGAATTTCAATTGGTTTTTGAACTTTATGTTGTGCAATTAATTTACCAGTTTGTTTATCTGCTTCATTATAAACAGAATCAACTAAACTCTTTTTAGAATGTTCGGATGGAACTATAATTAAATCCATTCTATTACACCCATGTACCCAATCTATTGGAGAGTGTGTTGTTTCAATTGCTGCAGTAATACCAATGTTATAACCACCAACGGGTTGAAATTCATTTGGTACTGTAACTTGGATGTATATATCTGGTTTTTCTTGCACACCTGGAATGATATTATCAACTACCCATTTATGAAATTCATTATCATAATTAAGAACATCCATTGGAGTTTGTCCCCAACGAGTGCTAATAATTTTAATATCAAATTTATCTAATTTATATAGAGAATGTAATAAATCTCTCGCGTGGTCACCATATCCACTCCTTGTTGCTACTGGTGCCTGAAATACTAATGTTGGTTTCATATTATAACTCTATTAACTTAAATTTTTTCTTTGGTGTCCAATTTTCAAATGCTCCTTCCATGCCATCTACTAGTGTTTTACACATTGCTTCTCTGCTTAACAAACCATCTCCTAACATCCACTTTCTACCTTTCAATGCTGCTGCATCTCTATCCTCTTTTGGCATTTTATACCAATCCATAATTAAAGGTGAAATATCTTCAAAATCAACTCTATCATCAAAAATATATGGAGTTGGAACTGAACCTGTTGTTGAACGAACTGGCCAAATTGGTTTAACCCAATCACCCCAAACTACTGTATTCTTTTTATGTCTATCGTGCAACGAACCAATCTCCACATAATCATCTGCGGTTAATAGCTTACCTGTGCCTTTATCTCTGAATCCACATTGGTCTTGTAGTCCACCCGTAACTGTTACAATAATAGGAGTTCCTGCCATTACTGATTCTGCGGTTGCCAATCCAAATCCTTCATTAGATGCCACATTGATTGTTACATCTCCTAAATTATAAAGGTAATTCAATTGTTCTTCGGAATATCTATTTGGTGCAAATACTACATTTGTTTCAGGTGAACAACACTCTGCTATAGTTCTTGGTAAATCTGTTCCATGCTCTTCCACAGGTTGTGTGTGCATTAATAAACAAACCTTATCTCTATGTTCTGGTGCTAATGCCTCTACAAATTTATCAAATGCAAGAATCACATCAATTGGTTGTTTTCTACGAATGTTTCTATTATTCCAATATAAAACAAAATCGTATTCTTTTTCACCAAAAATTTCTTTTTTAAATTCTTTTGGAACTTCTACTGGTTTATACAAATCCGAATTGATACCATGTGGTACATAACTTACTTGCCAATCGGCAGGTTTAACCCAATGTTTTTCTTTATCCCAACCCCAAACTCTACGAGTAATACCATAAGTTTGTTTTGAAATACATCCAATCCAATCACAACTTTCGTAGTAATCTCTGTTATATTTTGGGTCTGGTAAATCATCCCAAATATGATAGAAGAATAACGGTACTGATTGACGAATTTCATGCTCAATCTCATACAACCAAATCCAATATCTCGGGTCTGTAAAGTGTAAGATTGCATCAGGTTTTTCAATCATTAATAATTGACGAATAATATCAGGATTACCATAACCATCCGATGGATAGATTTTAACGGAAGCATCTGCTATACCTGTTCTGGTACGAACATCTTCGTTTAAATCTAAAACTTTACCTGCTTCTGGATGTTTAATTGCTGCACCTAATTGTACCCAATCGTATTTATCAAGAGTTCCCATAACCAATTGTTTGGAAACATTTGCGATACCACTCGCCATTCGGAGGTCATCCGATAATAATAGTATTTTCTTTTTTGCCATAACTTTTGTTTATAATTATATGTATTGGAAATTTAGATTTTTCCATCACATATCCCTCTTTGAGAGAACTCACACCATTTACAATTCTTTTTATTTTTACCAGGATTCTTTGGAAACTCTACTTGTCTATAATCACCGTTTTCATCAAATACACTATCTACGAATTCTTTAAATGAATTCCATGCTTTGGTCACAGACGGTTTACCATTTGCAGGTATATGCTTTGAAATACGAGGTATTGTATAATCTGTAGATTCTGATACTTTGCGTTTTAATATGATAAATTCAACATCAATCATATCTTGAGATATATTCAATAACTCTGCGTAGAATTTCTTATAAAGAAGAATCTGTGCATTTTTAATCTCATCTGCTTTTTGGTATTTGTTCCAACCCATTGTAGATGTTTTGAAATCTATAATACGGTAGCGACCAGAAACTCTGTTTCTAACTACCATATCTAAAAATCCTAAAAAACTTACATTTTCAGCAATTTTAGTATTGATTGGTTGTTCTATTGCTACTAACTCATCGTTTGTTAATGAAAAGAAACTATTAAAGTTTTTAGGTTTCTGAAAATAATCTAATATAAGATTTCCATCTTCTAAAAACTCAACTAGTTCCTCTTTGGAACAGATTGGATTCTGTCCATCTAATGATTCTTTTAAATACAACTCACGCATCTTCTCTTTCAAGAATGCTTTTGTATCCATTAGTTTATCTGCTTGTGATTTAGAAATACGCAAACATTTATCTAAATAGGTTTGCAATGTTTCGTGCATTGCAGTTCCAAATACTAAATGGATATTTGATGTAGAGATGGACAACCCATCAATATAATTCAACTTATACTGATATGGGCATCCGCTCCACATTGAGTATTGACTAAAAGAAACTCTTCCCACTATATTTTAAGTTTAAGTTTGGTAATTTGTTTTGAATCAATACCATATTTTTCACAGATGAATTTAATGTTCTCTCTACCTTCTCTCGAAGAATATAGAATTTCTATGTAATCAATAGCTTGATGCTCAGAACAAATATACTCATTTTTTATGAGATTAACAAGCCATTCTTCATATTTTTCTCCTGCTTTTCCTTTAATATATTTTAGGTAATACTTTCCTTTAGGGATGATGTCTATGTACAACTTATACATTTCCTTCGGTGATAGTGTTTGCGTTAAAGGAAGTATGGTTGCAATGAGTTCTACCCACTCAGGTTTCATCGAAAGGAATCTATTAATCATAAAATTACTCCATGTCTTAATATCCTCCTCTGTTAATTTATCAAAGTAGTTTGGGTCTTGTTCTGATGTAATTGCAGCAATGTGGTCAAATAACTTTTTTCCTGCCATTATTCTACTATTGATGATGGTTTATCTCTCAATTCTAAAGGTAATAACTCTTGTAATGCTTTACCACATTGAGTACAAAGATACATTTCAATTGGAATAATTGAATCTTGTGCTTGACCTGTTACTAATCTTGATAATTTTTTGAATCTAAATCCTGGCATAAATACTTTATTGCCACATTCACAATCCATATCTCTTGCATCACTTATATTGATGCCCATTGGTAATCCTTGTTCCATTACTTTATAATGTTTAAAATTTGAATAATTGTACTCATAAATACGATTTCTTTATCTACCACCAATGCATCTTTGGATATACCTTCTGCAATAGTTAAGATTACATTTGCAGTATTACCAGATGCGTATTCATCTACTCTATCATATAACATAGAATACATTTCGGAATAATCATTTAATCTGTTATCAGCAACTGCTTGTCTGATATTCATAAACATATTACGTTTGTCATCATTTGCTTTTAACAAATCTACCAATTTGGTTTGGAAGTTAGATTCCACCATAATTTGATGGTCTACTTTTAACTCTCCTTTTGCAGATTGTAATTGGCAAGTATTTAAAATTCTACGAATATCTGGGTAATATGAACTGATTATATCAGCAACATTTTTTAAATCGTATTTAATTTTTTCTGCATC